AAACAAAACGCTTAAGTATAACCAACTATTAAATACTTATGATGAAATTGAGCACGAGGTTTTAGAGAAAGATGAAGAAACGGGTGAGCCAATTAAAATGAGTAATACTGGTATTCCTTCAGAGTACGTTATTAGAAAAGGTTATCTTAAACTTTTACCGATGCCAGACCAAGAATATACCATTAAATTAACTCTTTCAACTACTGACCTTGTTTCAACTAATAACGATGAATACAGAGATAGAATTGAAAGCGTTGATGATAGTATTCTAGCCAATAATAGATTTTGTGACCTTGTTTTATTAAAAGCTTGTGTGCTAGTATTTACAAGACTTCAAAATGCTAACGCTGGTTATTACTCACAATTGCTTGATGCAAGGATGAAAACCTTCTTAGAACACGACATTGGTTCAACAGAACTTATGAGAGGGTATAACAGACAAGCTGGACATTATAACTACAGAGGAGGATTACTAGACTAATGGCAAGAAGAAGAATAGATGCAAGTCAAGCTCTATTTACTGACTTTAGTAAAGGTTTATATCTACTCGATACACCGAGAGGATATGGAGACCAACTTACTAGCCTAGCTCTTACTGGAGGTAGGAATGTTTGGTCAGAAAAAGGAGCATTAGTACCTCAATACGGTTATGACGTTAAAGCCCTTATACCTAATAATGAAAAAGTTTTGTTAATATCAGATGATGACCAGAGTAGCTCATCTATCTTTATTGTAACTCAAGACATTGAAACAAATAAAGGTAATGTTTATTTATATACAGCTTCTCAAGGCTTGAGAAAATATAAGACTCAAATTCCATCAATAACAACTCCGATTATAACAGCGAGAACAGGAACAAACCTTATCTTGACTACAGCTGGAGTTAACTATGAATTTGGAGCATATTATCCAGAGTCAGTTGAAATAGTTTTGGATGAAAATTTAGATATATCAACATACAGTAGTTATTATGAAATAACAATTCCAGACTCATCCAGAGATTATTATTGGAATGGAAAAGAAGTTGCTATTAAATCTGAAACAAAAATTGTTCCGAGCAAGGTTGTAAATATATCAACAACTGAGACTAAAACTACTCGTAACCCTATAAAAGGCAAACAGATATTAGAAGGACTTTCAAAAGGTAAAACTTATAAATTTTCATTTAATTTTACCCTTACGGATGTTAATAATAATAAAAGCCTTGGTCAGCTTTTCTATGGTGCAACTACGGAAAGTTGTTATTTTACTTATTATGCGGGGGGCTCTACTGCATATCCTAAAGCAACTTTAAGAAGTGTTGCTTATGCTAATAATGCAACCGACACGGTTATCGATATAACTGATGTAGATTTCCAAGCTAATGTAGAATATACCGTCACTTACGAAGTGAATAATAAAAACGTATTGATGAGCGTATATGAAGGAGACAAGTTCTTATCTAGTGAAATATCTCACAATATGACAGGCGTTAATGATGTCTTAAATAGAGATAGAATTATTCAAGAGTACATAACACTTACAGAAAATGGTGTAAATATATCAGATACGATAACTAAAGCTGTACTTTTGAGACTTGTAACTCAACAAGGAACACAACATCAAACCTTAACAGGCAAAGTGTCTTTACTTGAAAAAACTTTAAACACTTTAACGTTTAAATACGTTCCAGAACAACCTACTGAAAGCAATCCAGAAAAAGTTATTACTCCTAAAGTAATGGGCTTTTGTGCTAACAGGTTATGTATTTCAGATGTAGGTGGTGTAATATATTACTCTGGCGTTGGGGTAGTTGATAATTTTAAAGAAAGTCTTGGGGCTGGATATTTTGGAGGGTTTAGCGATGATAATTCTGAATGTTTAGCTCTGGAGGATTATTATAATGGTGTTCTTATCACAAAACAAAATGGTTTATATTTCTTGGCTTTTGGTACAGATAGTACTTCATCTGTAAACCAAAGTACAATTGGTATAACAATTAAGAAGATTGCTCAGATAGGTCAAGAGTATGCTAAAGACCACGTTATTATTGATAAGAAGATTATAGCTTATGATAGTAACTCAGCTTCATTACTTGTTGCCGCAGCGGTAAACGTATTCGGTTCGCTTGTAGCAGGGAAAACCCTTGTTACAGCTGAAGAATTAAATGCTCAAAGTTTTGGTATTCCAGAACAAAAGAGACAACTTGTGTATAACTCAGAAGCACAGGTTTTAATTCTTTACTATGGAGAACAACTTAAGAATGGTATAGTTTACGTACCAGCCTCTAAAGCTATCTTCCCTAGAGAAATGGATTTAACCGTTGAAGACTATCAAGGATTTAACCAAGGCGTAATCGGTGTTAGTGAAAACGGTAAACTATTTGAAGATTTTAAGAAGGGTACACTTATTGAAAACTTAACTTCTATTGCAACTTTTGAACCAATCGGATTAAGAGATAATAGAATGATATGTGCTTCAGTTATGGAAATATCCGAATTAAATGGAATTGAATATGCTTTGACTACAACTAACACTCAAACATCTTTACAATATATTCATCCAAGCTCTACAGTATCAAGGAATGGTAAAAACACTCCTCCTATGCTGTATTCTGACAAAATGGCTAACCTGTCTTTTGACTCGTTTTCAACTCAAAGAAAATGGGCTGATAAAACCTCAAATTGTACAAGGGTGTATGCTCCGATGTCTGGTCGATACGGGGTAAACCTATCTTTTGAATTTCCTAAAGCGGAAGCTTTTTGTTTAGCTGCAATACTTATAAATGATTTTAGCCAAGGGAATTAAACTTATGAAATATAGACAGATGAAAGAACAAGACTTATTCAAATTTGCTCAAGATATTAAAAGTTGCTATGACTCTTGCCATCTTGTTTTTGATGACCAAAACCCTTTAAAAGGTTTAAGCACAGAGGGGTTGTTATTGTTCCTTGAGGATTATATCGAAGCGGATGACTCAAGCATAACAGCTATTCTTGACGATGATGAAAAGTTTCTTTATGGTATTATAATTTTTGACAATATAAGAATGGGGATTAAAAACTCCGCTCAAGTTCATATTGTTAATGACCGCTCTATATGGGGTCATAGAATTAAAGATATATATAAGCAAATAATTCACTGTTCTATTTTTGATATTTTGTATGCTGAAATTCCTGCTATTGCAGTTGGTGCTATTGGAATGTGTCGCAGACTTGGATTTAAAAAGACTGGGTACATTCCTTCTATAGCTCCTTATACAAATTCAAAAAATGAAGAAAGAGTGTACGATATGCAAATATGGAGCTTAGTTAAATAATGGAACTAGATAGAATTCAACTAGATGAAAATGGGGGTTTAATTCCAGCTCTTAAAGGTGGAGTTCAAACTTTTCAAGATATAGCTGATACTTCTCAAAACAATATAGATGCTCTTCCAGATACGGGAGTTCAAGGATTTCTTAAAGGTACAGCTCAAGTACCTCAAGACTTTTTAAGCGTAATAGCTCATCCAGTTAAAACAGCTCAAGAGAGTTATGAATATTATAAAGAAAACCCTAAAATGCTTTTACCTCTAAATCAAGTTTTCGATTATCAAAACCAAAAAACTCAAGAACTTCTTGAAGGAAATTATAATCCTTCTAAAGAATTAGGTTCTTTAACTGGAGGAATGTTATCTGGATTAGCTTTAGGTGGTTTAGGTAATAAAACTATGCCAGCAAAACCAACTACTAATTTACCTATAAAAAGTAGTTTAGGAGGAGATGCCTTAACCGTTACTCCTGCAAAAAGGGGGCTTGGATTTGAAACTTATCTTCTTTCCCAAGGTGGAGTCCCTTTATCTAAAGCAAGGCAAAACCTAGCTCGTGCAATAAGAAGAAATACAGAACTTGGGCAAAACAAACTTGGGTCATATAATACAATTAGAAGTAATATAAATATTTCTCCTAATTCAAATATACAAAACCAAGGGCGTTCAGCTTATGATACTGGGATGCACGAAGGAGCACATTATGCGTTAAAAAGGTTAGAAGCTTTAGAAAATGCAGGATATGCAACGCCAGAAACATCAAAATTATTATACGACTTAAAACAAAGCCAATCAAATAAATTAACTCCTCTAGCTGAAAATGAAGCAATATCAAGGGCTTTTGAACAGTTAAGAAATCCTAATATAAGATTTTCTCCGACAGAATTGGAAAGTCTTATGATTAACCCAGATGATATAACTAATGCTTATAAAATTCTTCAGCCTTACTGGAGAAGTTACAGAGGAGGAATTTAATGAGGTTTCATAGGAAAAAGATAACCGCTGATGCGGCTGGAAGAAAACACGGATGGAGAAGTGGTCTTGAAAAGAAAATGCAAGAAAGACTTCAAGAACTACAAATAGACGATAATTATGAAAGTAAAACTTTTGAATATATCGTACCAGAAACAAAACATAAATATACTCCAGACTTTCCTGTATCACCTCATATTGTAATTGAAACAAAGGGATTATGGGAAGTTGATGATAGAATGAAAATGTTACGACTTAAAGAACAATATCCAGAGGTCGAGTTTAGGATGTTTTTCCAAAACGCCCAGAAGAAAATCAAAAAAGGAAGTAAAACATCTTATGCGGATTATTGTGATAAGCACGGACTTAAATGGGCAGAAAAAACCTTACCTCAAGAATGGATAGATGACATCATCTTAGATTTAAGAGGTGAGTACAAGCTCCACTAAAGTGGAGTACAAAATAGAATGAAATTATGCTATAATAAAAACAGAAAGGAAAATTTAATATGGCATTTAAACGTTCAAAAAAGAAGCAAACCGACTATAATATAGGAGGTAAAGCTATCTCTGATACAGCTATTCCTCTGTATCAGAAAAACCTAACAAGGATGGATGACTACCTTAGTGACCCAACCGCTAGACAAGATACGTATATGAATAAATATTTCGGGGCAGATAGTGCCCTAAATAGTGACTTCATACGTAATTATCAACGTGCTATGGGAGATGTAACAAGCAATAATTATTCTGCTACATCTGGAGGTTATAGTTCATCTGGACAAAGAGCATATGATGATAACCAAAGATATTGGAATGATATGCTAAGTAGATTACAGGGCAGTAATGTTCTTAATGCTTATAATATGTCTAATCAAGATTATCAAAATATGCTTGGAGCAAATAATTCATATTATAATGCTTACCATTTAGGTAAGGCTTATTCCGATATTGACCAGTATAATGATATGGTTAATAAAGCCAATAAGAATTGGTATAGCGGAGTTATGAGTGCTATTGGAAAAGGTTTATCAGCTATTCCTAACCCTTGGACTATGGGCATTGGAGCTGGTTTAACAGCAGCTGGTGATTTCACTAGTAATAATGCTGGGGAATTAGCTGACCAGATGGCAGGATTAGGGAACGATGCTCGTGGAGAGGGTGGTTCATCTAATATATTAGGTGGAGCTTTCCAAAAGGGATATGAAGGTATTGGTACTCTTATCAATGATTGGAAGAGTGATAATAAGAAATATTTCCCTAAATGGGCTGGAGGAAAAGGAATACAAGCTAACAAGGTGAACACAGGTGGTTCTTTATTTTCTAGCAATGACCCTTGGTCAGCAAAGGTAGGAGGTTAATAGATGGTTAATACAGCAGATATGAAAAAACTGATTATTAAAATTGCTTCTGAAGAAGGAATTGACCCCGCTATTGCCCTAGCTATTGCCGAACAAGAAAGCGGTTTTAATCCTAATGCTAGAAACAAATCTAGTAGAGAAGACTCAATGGGAATGTTTCAAATCAACACAAAAGCTCATCCCGATTATAAAGGAGGTTTTAATCCCGAAGCAAATACTCGTTATGCAGTTAGAATGATTAAAAATCTTCTTCAAAAAACTAACGGGAATATTCCTCAAGCTATGGCAGCATACAATGGAGGTTGGGGAGGAAAGAATTCTACTCAAGCTCAAAGATATGCTAAACAAGCTTTTGGAAGAATTGGTAAATATACCTCTGTGTCTAATAATGCAAGTAAAATTGCAATGAATTATGACGATGCAACTAATCCAACTCTTAAAGGTCGTGTAACTGGCATGGCAACAAATTTGAATATTCCTAACCCAGAAAGACCTAATTATAAGGACTTATTTGCTAATGCGGTAACAGACCCAACAGGGTTAACAAATGCAAAAATAACTCCTAGAGAAGAAATGGCTCTAAGAAATATTGCAACACCAGTACAAGCTCCAGCTGATATAAGACCTATGGTTCAAGTAGGCACGAATGAAGATGGAACTCCTCAACTGGTAACAGCAAGTCAATATAATGATATGCTAAACCAACTTGATACAGAAAGAATACTTCAAGCTAATCAGCAACTTCAAGCAAGCCTTCCAGCTATGTCAAAAGCTGAAATCCAATTAGGCGGACAAAATGCTTATGATACAATGAAAGGTTTAAGAGACGAATACAACCAAGCTCTTGCTAATGACCCTCGTTGGGATTTAGTGCGTTTAACTCCAGAACAAGCCTTGGATGCAATGAATGTTATGAAGGCAAAACAAGGAGCTGGAACATTGGGGGATGTAAGTAAAGAAAAATATTACCAAATGATGAATTCTTTACAAAACTATCAAACTCCAATTGATAATGCTTATGATTTAACAAATCAAGAATATCTTGCCCAATTAACTAATATGAAACAATTCCAAGAAACGGCTCTAACATTAGCTCAAGGAAATCAACAATTAGCTCAAGAATTGATGAAACAAGCTCAAGCTGGAAATGGTGATGTTATTAACGCTTTACAAAAAACACAAGAAGCAAGGATGAAACAAGAAGCTGATTACCAAAAACAAATTCAATCTGATTATGGAACTATGTTGAATACACAAAGAACGGGATTGAATACATACTTTAATCAACTTCCGATAACTGAAGCAAATGCGGTTAATGCACAAAATCAGTTTAATTTAGGAAGATATGGAACTGATGCTGGTGTTTATGGAACCAATATGACTACAGTAAAAGACTTGATTTTACCGCAAGTTAAATCTGATGTTGAAGCAAATAGTCCAGTGGTTCAAGAACAATTGAAACAAGGACAGCAAAAAATTGGTATTCAACAGCAGAACGCTGATACAGCCAGAGCTGGTGCAGCAGGGAATATTATTGCTAATGGTATGTTTAATCCTCAAGGTTTCGGTACGGCTTCTCAAAGTGTTCCAGCAATTAGGAATATTTTAGGACAACCAACAGTACCAGAAACTCAAGATTTGTTTGGACTTAAACCTCAACAAGGTAACTCACCACAAATGTTTAAATTTATGGATTTATTCAGAACGGATGATTAAGGAGTGTAATTAAATGGATTTATCACAATATGTTAATCTAGGGTTAACTCCAGAGAGTCAAGAATTTTATAGAAATCTTTCCGCAGAGGGCGTTCCTTCGGGAGCAGAAACAGGGGCAAATGCCCCTCTACCTCTCGAACAAAGAAAAGCAGCACTTGAGCAATTACACGCAGCAATGCAACCTGCTCCTCCTCCTAGCTGGCATACGGAAGGAAGAATTATTCCAACGAAGTCAAACTTCTGGTATGCTATACCTTATAATGCTAAAAGAAATGCTGGAGACATAGCCACGGGATTAGTTTATGCTGCTACTCATATTCCAGAATTAACAGGGAAATTTGTAGATTTTCAGAAGCGTAATTGGAAGAATACAGAACGAGAAGCAAAAGTATTCCGAAAGATGGTCGAAGATGGAAATGCAACCCTTGGGGATTATGCTCAGTATTTAGGTAGAGCAGCTCAAACAAACCCAGTTAATGCTACATTTAATAAAACATTAGATTTATGGGGTCAACCCTATAACCTTGATACAAATACAGCAAGTAGAATAGCTGGTGTGTACAAAGACAAGGGGTTTGCTGAGGGTACTAAAGCTGTGGGTCAACAACTTAAAAATACAGCTAAGGCTATGGCTGAAAATCCGTTTGATGTTGCTCTTGATTTTGCTCCTGCTATTGGTACTGGAATTAAAGCTGTAAACAAAGCGATTGGTAAAGCTGGAAAAGGCTTTTCAACCGCCAAAGGTGCAACAGCTGGACAAGTTGCAGAAGATATAATCAATACAACGACATCTGAAGTTGTACGTGATACTAATAAAATAGTTGAACAAGCAAAGGATTTAGGTAAAAATAAAAACCTTAATGACTTAATTAAAAGAGCTGAAGAGACGGGTGACTGGGAAAGTGTTCCAGTAGTTCAAAGAGAAGCACTTAAAAAGTTTTCTGACGACTATAATGTTCTTGCTCAAAAACACAGCCCTCAAACAGCAGTTGACCCAGAGCATTTAACCGTAGCACAAAACATAGCTAGAAAGAGAAATATAACTTACAGACAGGCTGAAAAAGAAATTACAGCTTTGTACGACTCAATTCCTCAAGGGGTTGATAGAAACGTAGGGTTGAAAAATCTAGCTGAGCAAGGGGACAAACTAGCTAAACAGGTTATTGATGCTAAACAAGGCTTCTATGAAGGAAGATTGTTCCCTATTACTCACGCTATGGATGAGGCAGCTGAAATAGATAAAACTCTTAAAGCTGCATCTGGATTAGATGATGCGAAAAGAATTTATTCTGGCAAGTTTTCTACACGGGAGTTTGGTACTCAAACCTATGAAGATATAGCCAAAGCTTTATCAAGACCAGATGAATATATTGAAAGATTAAGTAAACAATATATTGGTAACAATATAGCAAAACAGCTTAAAGAAGGAATGTTAGCAGGAGAAAGCGTTTTAGCAAAAGATGCTAAGGAAGCTAAATATGTTAGCAAAGAAGCTCTTCAATCTGGAGATATACTTAAAGCTTTAGATAATGCAAGTGATACAGCTACAAAAGTAGATGATATACCTATCAATAAACACGTTGTTAGGGAATTAAAACAACAGTTAAAACCTTTTGGGTCTCCATTTGGTTATCAAATCTTAAACGATTTTTATAACCTAGGCAAGGGTCAAATGCTTGCTTCTACCACTTATTTAGGTGCTAACGCAATTGGTGGAGCATTAAACGCTTTGCTTGCATCTGGGACAAATATACTTGATGACGTAGCAAACGCCATTGCAACACGTGGGAGACTTTCTAAAGAACTTGGTACGTATAGAAAAATAAGTCAACTACGAAATATTAAGACTCCAATATTAAAAGAGTTAAACCTATTTAATAAATATACAACTGGAGGACTTGCAGAATTTCTTGATAGAAAAATACAAAATTCTTTCTCTGAAATAGCAGCAAATAGAAAACTTCGTCGAATGGGAGTTTTACCTCAAGATAGGTTAAAATATATCGAAGGAGCTGAAGCGGACAAATTAGCTGATATAATCAAAGATGTTAAAGCTACTTCATTATTAAATAGTACAAAAACATTCTTCCCAAGATGGCTTATCGAACCATTAGCAATGTCTAATGTTTTCTGGAGATGGTTTGATACAGCAGCAGGGAGCACGGTTCATATGACAACTAACTACCCAGCTTTAGCTAACTGGGCTCTAAATCAAACCTTAGCTGAAATAGGCTTTGATGAAGAAATGCAGAATAGGTTAAATCTAGGTGTTAAGTCAGACAAGCAAGGTGTATCATATTACTTCGACGAGAGAACTGGGCAAATAAAAGAAGCAACTATTGAATGGTTACCTCAAATGAATACATTTAAACTAATTGCCCATCCCGTTGATAGCGTTCTTCGTGACCCAACTACATCTGCAACCCTTGTTAGGTTATGGAATGCTGCAAATGGTAAAGATGCTTACGGAAGAGCTCTTAAGAGAGCAGAGAAAGACCCGAGCGGAAGAATTACTCACATATATGATGGAGCTCAAAGATATACTTGGACAGACCACGGATGGGAAAAACAGGAGACACGATTAGATGAATTAGCTTCAGCTTTTGCTAAAGAAACAATTGGTATCTTGAATTTAGCTAATAAAACAGTTCTTCCGTCAGTCGGTACTGTGCTAGGGCGTAAGTACTATCAACCATACGGGCAAAGTTTATTCGGTGATTTTCATAAGGATGAAACTACTAACAATATGATAATGGGTGGTGACCCACGTAAACCACGTGAACTTGCTGATGTAATGAGTTCATACTTAGGTGCATATAGTCAACCTTACATTCCTGCTCTTCAAGAAGACAGACCATTATCTGTTAGAAAAGGTAGAAGTCTTTTGAGAGGTCAAAGATACGATTTATTAAGAAAACAAAGGGGGTACTAAATAGATGGCTAATAAAATAGATAGATTTACACTCCCAAGATTGGACTGGTATGATAATCAAGGAATTGATGCAGAGACAGGAGAAATCGTTGGTAGAATTTACAAAGATGTTTTAATTGAAAACTTTAATGCTATTGAAGAAAAGTTAATTGAAATGACTAAGTTAGATGCCTTTGATGTAAACTTACCAGACTTGAGTTCAATAGTCTATCCAGACGTAACACTTAATTCAGAAGAAGATAGTATTGTTAATTTACGTTCTCTAATGAATATTATGAACTGTAGAAAGTATCCAATTACTTGTGATTTCAACGGTACAAAATGTACGAAGATGGTTTTCTACACAGATGATAATAAGATTATTGAACGTCTTGATTATCAAGAAACTGGGGCAAACGGTAGTAAACCTTGGATTTATTGTAACCTATCAAACGGCGACGTAACTGCAAGTGCTTCTTCTACTACCCCTACTGGCTCTATGTTTGTTGGATGTTATACCAACGGTTCAATTAAATGTAACGAGTCTGGATACTTAGTAGGGCGTAATGTTCTACAAGCGTTATCTCAAATGAAATTCCAAAATATAGGGAATTTAACGGTCGATGGAAATAATGCTGGAAATCGTGAACCTAAAAACTGGACTGATGGTGGAGACACCGTAGGCTGGTCGGATACAGAAAGACATAGTGGTTCGTTTACCTTTACAAGATGCAAATATGGAAGGACAATTAGATAATGAGTTTTGATTTTTTTAATAATTCCCATTTAGCCTTTGGTTCAAAGCTTACAGCTGTATTTAAACAGTTGAATAAGCTAAAAAGCGAAGCTGAATTAAATCTTAAAAATGTTCTTTCTGTTCAAGACATATATAAAGAATATATATCCAGAAATTATCAAGTGCCTGTTCCAGCAGAACTTAGTTCACCTTGCAGAGTAAATGAGGTATTTCAAATTGTAGATGCTCCATTTATAGTTAAAAGATTAGAATATGTTGAAGGAGTGTTATACGTTGATGTATTAACTTTCAATAATACAACCTTAAGGATTACTTGTGCTTCTGGGCAGACAGACTTAAAAGAAGGTTCGGCTTATTATGAGCAATCTATTTCAAACTTAACTACAGGTCGAGAAATTAAATTCGTAAGTAAATCTAAAGTTGAAACAGGAGCTAAGTTATTTGATTTTAGAATAGATAGCGATGGATATATTTGCTTAGAGAATATATCTGAATATATCCAATCTGTAGATTACAATAACTACTCTAGCTTAAGTAAAGGTGCTAATATCTCTCTCCCTTATACAGCAACAGATTATGAATGTGTTGTAGTTGTAGGAACTGATAATACAGCTGAAATAAAGTTAAATGATACAACTATTTTAGGTTATTGGAACGCTTTTAATTGTAAAAGATTTGTAATTGTTTACATGAAAGCTGGAGATAAGCTAACAGGAAATGCTTCACTAGCTTTTAAAGTGAAATACAATGTCAAGTAAGGAGAAAGCAGAATGAAAGATTTTAAAGGATTAGTTAAAATATCTGATGTGCAAAATGCTTTTGACGAAATTGTGAGTAATATCAATGATATGGTAGATACCTATAATGCTTCTGCTAAGGTACTAGATATTGATTATACTAAAGGTTCAGCAGAGCTTGGAGCTAGTGGATATACCTTGTCTGTAGGTGGATTGAAGCGTATTATTCAAACTTATCAAGGATGTTCGGTTGGATGCAAACCATTCAAGATTGATGCTAACCATTGTAAGGTTACAGCTGGCTTCGTATTTGCTGATAATACAGTTTATCGAGCTAATGAACAAGATATGACTGGTAGTGGAAATATTCTATACTTCGATGTAGATAATAAAAGATATTCCTTTGGAGCTGGGGCTACAACTTCAGTACAAAGTGTAACTATTCCAAAAATTACTAACAGTACATCTTGGGGAAATATCTGGGCAACTTCAGATAGTTCCGTTGCTTGGCAAGTACCTAGTATGATACCATCTGGAACGACTGGTGTTTACAAAGGATGGACAGCTTCAGCAAAATTAGAAGGATATGGAAAGCAATGGCAATGGGTTTGGAATTTTCCATCCGCTTCTTCTGGACACGTTAAATTTGGGGCAATTGATGCTTTCGGGATTGAACCATTTTCTATGGGTACATTAAGCGGAAGTTTATCTAATTTTAAAACATCTCGAGATAGCAATAATAATTTGTGGTGCGAATTTGACTTCGCTAATGCAAATGGGATAAGAATATATGGAACATTTAACAAACGTGGTGCGTATGTAGAGCCATTTTATTCTTTCTTTGGAATGCAATTAACCGATGTTAAAACTACAATCATAACTGACGGAGATGCCGATGCAGGTAGATTAGTTAAGATATGTGACTTAAACTGGAATAGAGATACAAGACAGCTTGCTACAATCAATAAGGTTATGTCTGAAAGTTCAAATAGAAGTATAACCATTCAAGGTAGGGGTTTACCTTTTGTATCTAATAATGGATTTACTGGAGGTGGAGCTTTCTGCTGGGCAACTGATGGACAATATGATGGAGAAGTAAAATTGTTTGGTAATCAAATATCTTATATGCAAAATAGAGGAGGAAGTAGCTTGCGATACTTTACCATTCCAACATATTTATATATTCCAAAAGGCGTTGCAAACCCATTAACGGGAAAGTTAATGAATACCTATACAGCAAAGTATAAGGATTAAAAATGAATTAGATTTATAGTATAATATATTAAAAGAAGGGTTAACTCCCCTCTTGGATACCATAGTAAGATAAGGAGAAATATATGCCTTACATTGATGCAACTTGTATAAGAGGACAAAACAATCCTTTTACGGCTTCAATAGAAATAAACGATAACGCAAGTGATTTTAGTCCGCTTGACTTAAATAACTATGCTATTCGTTTCCAAGTTCTTGGGTCACCTACAGCTGATGCAAAAGTGCTAATTGAAAAGATTATAACACAGAACACAGATATAGAGGAACTTGGTCAAATAGATGACCCGAACAATGGAGGGTTTACCTTTGTTATATCTAAAGCTGATACAAACTTACTTGGATTAGGTAAATTCCCAATCAAATTAGATTTACTTGATGCAACTTCGTTAGCTCTTATTTATAGTTTGACTATAGGTGATGAGAATAACGAGTTTAATGCAATAAGAATAGTACAAGTATAGAGGAGGATTTAGATGGTCGATTTCAAATTTTACCTCAATAGACAAGGCGTACGTGGTCAAAGAGGCGAAAAAGGTGATACAGGGTTTAGTCCGATTATTACCGAAAAAACAAATACAAAAGAAGAATATGTTCTTCATATTCAAAACGAAACGGATGATACATCTTTTGATACTCCTAACTTAAAAGAGGGGCTTATACCAGAAGATATGGGCGGAACGTATGTTCGACTTAACAGAGAGACAGGAAATCAATATTATGGTGATATTGATGAAGCTACTGAAACAACTAAAGGTGTTGTTAAGCTTGAACCAGATGAAACTGTATTAACTCCCACATCTGAAACAAGTGTAATTACAGCCGAACAAGCTGTTCAAAATTACACAAAAAAGACTGAAACACAAGACTTACAAAACATAGTAACAGCAAATTCTGGAGATATAGATAAACTTCAAGATATGGAATACGTTTCTAGCGTAGGGGTTTATGGGTCAGATTTAACTGTACAAAAAAGTAAAAATGGTGTTATAACTACCAATACTACTATTCCTCTTCCTACTGGAAGTGGTGATGTGACAGCAGCTGGAAATAACAGGTTCACTGGAGATAACACTTTTATGGGAAAAGTTAATATTGCAGGTGGAGTATTAACAGTTGATGGAGTTGCAACTCTTAATCAAACTACCGCACAATACCTTAATGCTGTAAATATAACAAGTACTGGAGAGGTAAATGCAGTATCAGTTAAAGCAATTGGTTTACGGTCAGATGATATTCAGACTACCGAAAACAAAAAATATCTTACCGAGTTAGATGTAGATAATCAAACTATTCAAGTTGTTAATGGTAAACTTCACGCTAATTTGGATGAATTAGGTAATGAAGTAAATGATTTAAGTGGTCGTGTTACAGCTAATGAAGCTGATATATCAACAATGAAAACGTCACTTAGTATGAAACAAACTAAGTTGACAGCTGGTTCTAATATTACTTTAACAGACTTGACTGATGGAACAGTCCGTATTGACTCAACTGGTGGAGGTGGTACAGGAGATGTGCCTATTGCAACAACCACAATTGCTGGTAAAGTTAAACCAGATGGAACTACAATTGCTATTACAGATGATGGAACAATTAGTGCTGTTGGTGGAGGAAGTGCTCCAACCAATATGGTTACTACTGATACAGAACAGGAGATTAGTGGTCAAAAAACCTTTACATATTTAGGTTCTTCTTTTGATGGTTACATATACCCTAGTTTAAAAATTAACCAGTTAACTATCGGACAAACAGGAGATATAGTCCCCTTATCGGCGTTTCAATCATCTTCTGATTTAAGATTTTACGTAAATAACTCTTCTAAAGCCCTATCAATGGGAGCAAATGAGACCTCGGATATATTTAGCTTAGCAACTAATGCTAACAATTTAACAATGATAAGTGATGGTAAAATTGTTTTAAAGGCAGGAACTCAAGGAACGTTAACAATTGATAGTGGCGTAAAATTTAAAGACTATTACGGAAACAAATACGATTTGTTGAACGCTACTTCAACTGTAATCGATGGAGGAGATAGTACTTCTGTATGATAGAATTAACCGAAGAACAAATAATGTTATTTATGATAATCTACGGATTACTTGGGACTGTATTATTCTGTATATTCATATAAAATTCCGAAGCACAGAATGCCTATTGTTCTCATAAAAATATTTAAGAGGGGTTAAAATCCCTCTTTTTTTATACTATAATAAGAGTATATAACATATTAAATAACACATAACAAACAAAGGAGGATTTTGTTTATGTTTATAGCTCGTCAAGGTGAACTAATTGTTCTCACGGATACAATAAGAGAAAATCTTGAAAAAAGGACAATTATGATGCCTAATATTACTATTGAAGAAACCGATGTTGATTATCAATTAGTAAATGGAGAATACGTTACTCTAGAAGTAGCTGTGCAAAAAGAGAAAGAAAGAGTTGCCATGCTTAAAATGACTCCTAGAGATTTTCTTTTAGCTTGTACACAGAAGTTAGGTATCGAATGGACTAAATTAAAAGAATTGATGGACACAAACGCTCAAGTAGCTATTGAATTGCAATTCTGCAACCACGTATATAGAGGTAATCCGTTACTTGACCAACTAGCAGGACAGTTCGGAGTTACTTCAGAACAATTAGATAACTTATTCAAAACAGCGAATGGCGAGTCAGTAACAGTTCAAGGAAGTGAAGAGGAGGTTAAGTAGGATGACAAAAATACAACTAAGAAGAGATACAGCAGCTAACTGGTCAACTAATAATCCAACCCCTTCAGCTGGCGAACCTTGCTTTGAAACCGATACAGGCAAATTAAAGATTGGCGATGGCATTACAGCTTATAATAGTTTGCCATACCAAGGAGGCACTTCAGATACCGCAGTTACAACTGATACAGCCCAAACTATTTCTGGGAAGAAAACGTTTACTAATGATATAATTATAAATCAATGGAATAGTAATGTATCTCCAATAAGAGAAACACATATTGATTTAAGTAATGGTAACCGAAACACTTTTATTAGTGCCAGCGGGACTGACAAGACTTTTGGGATGTACACTACATCCCCCGAAGGTATTCAACTATGTACGGATGGCTTAGATTATACTAAAGGATTATCTATTAAACCTTCTTCTTTAACATTCAAAAACTCTGATGGTACTGTAACTGATTTACTAGCTGGAGGAACTAGTGATGTAACATCTGCTGGGAATAATACATTTACTGGCACGAATATTTTTAAGGGAAAAAGCTTGAACGTAGGAGATGACAACACCTATTCTGATATAGCAAGTCTTAGTGGGGCGACTTACACAGTCGGAGACCAAGAGGACACAACTATTGTTAATCCTTTAGAGATTGGAGCATCATTTAATAATACCGTTTTAAAAAGTAGTGTAAAAGTTTTAGAAACTGATACAGCATCTGCAACCAAGAAAGCTTATAGCATTATGACTAAAAGTACTACAAACAATGAGTACATGGGTCACATGGCTATGACATCTAATAAATTTATTGATTTAGAATTGGGAGCATCTGGTACAGCTTATGTCGCACCAGCAGACGGATATTATAGGCTAACAATGAAACAAGCAGCCGCCGAACAATATGCTTATTTAGCCTCATATACTGATAACGACGAACCGATTTTATCAACTACGTCAAAAACAGCTACTGGCACCGACTCTTTAAGCACTTGGGTATTAGTTCATAAAGGACAGAAAATTAAAGCGGTTTATAATGCCCCAGAAAAAAGAGTCTTTAGATTTATTTATGCTATAGGTTCTGAACCAGCCGTATAATATTATAAGATAAAGGAGAATTAAATGAGAAAAGTAAATATTGGAACAAATAACTATACAGAGGTATATGCTACAGACGAACCAGCGTTTAATGCAAATCATGAATATATTGTTTCAGCAGTTAATTCAACAAATGATTATGCTAAAGTTTCTTTTCAAAAAGGTGCCATTAAAGAAAACGGGTCAAATGGCTGCCATAATAAAGATTTAATTGCAATAGTAATTGATAGGCTTGAATGTTTAAATCAAGGAGATTTCAGATGCAGAGAAAACTCTATTGCAATTACAAAGCTTGAGGAAGCTTTGATGTGGCTTAACAAAAGAACAGTTGATAGAAGGTCACGTGGCGTAGAAGGGACAAGACAAAAATAAAAATTCTTTTTCATGGATAAAAGTTTATATTCGAGTAGAACTCAAATATAAATAATATAAGGAGGAAAAATGAAAAAACAACAAAATGACATGGAATTCGCAAAAGGAGTTAGTGCAAAAGTACAAGAAACAAAGTTTGGTGATATTATTAAATTAGGAGTTAATGTAGAACAATTTTTAGAAAATGAACCGAACGAAGCTGGCTTTATCAATATTGAGATTAAGAAATCAAAAGCTGGTAAAATGTACGCAGTACTAGCTCCAGACTTGAAAAAATAATCTTTATAAACAAGTCTTAATAAAGAAACGGGTCTTTCAGAGGTTTATCCAGCCTTAATCAAATCTCTAAAAATATTTTATTGCCGTTTCTTTGAAAGTTCTTTACCTGCAAAACGGTCTTAGACGATAAAAGTAACTTTCACTTATCTTTTTAACATACATATCAAGGAGGCATCGAAAAATGATTAGTATAACAACTTTACTTTGTATAATAAACACTATTATTCTGGTTATCTTTGGGTGTCTTTATCTAAAGAAAAATTATGTAGTTATGACATCTGAAGAATATCAAACCATAGCTCAATTCGTTGAAGAACACTCAGAGGAAGCCGAAGCGACTCAAGAATTAGCTGGAGGTGCTGGAATTGAAGTTGGTTTTGGAGCAGACTATTTAGAGGACGAGTCCGAAGAGGATGACTAACGAAGCGGAAGAAGAAGATGACTAGATACGTATTCCATTTTTGTAGAAATAAAGAATGTAGAAATGGCTGGCTTGATATAGATAAAACAAACGCTAAAACTATTCCTCCCTCTTGGAAGTACTGTAGAGAATGTGCGGAAAAGCTTGGAATAGATTTTGACAAACAAAAACCTTCGGATGCGAAGTCTAAAAAACAGTTAGAACGAGAAGAGAAATTACAGAAAGCTCACGCTGAGTTCTTATCAACCAAGCAAAATCAAGAGTAACATAGAAGGTCTTTGTAGTTTATCCTAGTTTTTAAATAGGGGCATTGGTAAATATTTAGAATGAATAAACAATTAAATTTATTTGAACAAAATAATATAGATAGTATTAAATCCGAGATACTCAGAAGAAGAAAACAGATATTGGTTCATTCTTGTCTATACTATCAATTTAATACAAACCTAATAGAGGATTGGCAATATGATAAAATTGCTAGAAGATTAGCCGAACTACAAATAGCCCATCCAGAAGTATCAAATAATCTAGGTTATCATGACAAAGAGTTTAAGGGGTTTGGAGAAGACCACTGTTATAGTGGATTTAACCTCCCAAGAAGTTCTCCAGAGGTAGTAGCAGCAGCGGAGAGATTAAAGTATATAACTTCAGCTCCTCCCTCAAAAGAAAAAGTTCAAGAATTATGTACTGTTATATGGAGTAAAATCCTAACAAAGGTAAAAGAAAACAAGATAAAAAGAGAGGAATTATATGATTTTATACGCACTAAAAGACTTAGCAACTGATTACTATGTTACAAGAGCTGGTAACTTTGATGAATTAAACGAAGAAACTCGACTCTTTACTTCAAAATCTCAAGCTGAAAAATGTATTAAATTTAATTATGAAGGATTAGGTTATTTAAGTAATTTAATGTGTTCGTTAACATATTGTATCCTAGAAAAGAAATACGGGGTGAATAGAGGCGTATTAGAAACCTCTCATAAAGAATTTCTTAATGTTGCAGTTGATATAAAATTAGAAGTTGTAAAGGTACAACTAAATGAAAAACGAAATAAGAAAGAAGAATAAATACATTCCTAGACAGAAATTGACCAAAACGCAATTAAATAATGTTAGGAAGGAAATACAAACTATCTGCAAGGAAATAGGCTGGTTACAGTTTTCTACCTTTGAAGAATTAGCGGATATGCTTTGTCTTCCTAACGGTGATTATATTCAACTAGCAGTAAATGAACTTCGGAAGAGAGAAGAGATTTTACTGCAAGTTTGGTTGAGGGGTATGTTTATAAGTCTTATACCTAACACTTGGTTTTATACACGTTTTGTTGAAGAAGATAATATAGAAGGATAGATAAAGATGGATTACGAAATAAATGATAGCAGGATGGGAAAGTTTTGGGCTCCTTGCCCTTATTGGATAGGAGATACTTTTCAATTAGATTTTGTAGAACAACATATCTATAATTTAATTTTAAGACAAGATGCAATGGTTTGGACATTGAATTATATTGCCGCTCTATTTGGAGTAAGTCTTAGTACTTTAAGAAGGATGCTTGAAGATATGGAGAAAAGAGAAATCATTACAAAGTTAGTTCTTAAAAATGGATGCAAGAGAAAATGTATCATTGTAGCAAACTATACAGAAAAAGGGAAAAGGACTCCAGAAGAAATAAAGAAAGCGGCTAAGGAAGGCTATATAAGAATGACTACTTGGCAAAAGAAGAAACGAGAAGAAAATATGGCTGAGGATTTAAGTAATATAGAAGTAGAAGATTATCTATAACATTGTTTTCACTTCCATATCAAAATGACACGGAAAAGGGTTGTTTTTCGGTGTCAAAATGACTAATAATATAAGTATTATTATTATATTAGTATAAGTAGCAGTTTACTCACTTTTATTGATAAATTATATGATTAAAGTATAAAAGTTCGTACTCATAAGCTGAAGCTTATTCGTTATTAAGTATATATAATATCTTAAGTATATGATTTATTTTCTTTTAAGAGTTATACACGTTTTTGTGTAGTTAATATATAAGATAGAATAAATAAAGTGATATAATAACTGAAAAGAGTTTTACACGTTTTTATAAGAAAGTAAATAAAGTACTTAATATAAGATGTGTTTAATACAAAAGAAAGAAAATTCCGCTAAAGAAAGAAAGGATGTCTAGTTCTAAAGGATTATACATACTAATTCTATAGTATTATATGTTATTCGTATAATTAACCTTTCAACTTAATTTGCTAGATACACCTCTCGTGTATGAGGGTATAATGCCACTTTTTTCGGGCGAAATAAATGGGGGCTTATCGACGCTATACCCCCTAACTTGAATTTATTAAAGTTAATTGATTATTCTTTTCATTATATCTCTAATTATAAGATTGATTACTTATATTATTACTGTATGATTTTATATATACATAATACTTTAGTATTAGATAAAAATAATCCAAAAGAACTAGAAATAAATAATTCTTTTGAGCGATGTATTTTATTTTATAATGATGTATTATAATAATGTAAGTTAAATAAATAACTTATGTAAGTACATTAACAATATAATATTTTAATTGTAACAATATGTAACTAAACGCTTGACAAATAAGTTAATATATGTTATAATAAGAATATAGAGTTAAGCAATTAACCAACGTTCGGTAACGAACAACGTACATTGAAAATAACATAGATAGTTATAAGTATAATAATTATATACTACATCTACTTAATGAGTGCGTCACATGTCCACTATAAACATAACATCACTAACATTATTAAGTAATGTAACTAAAATATAATTTAAATACTTGACAAACTGAATAAAATATGTTATAATGAATGTATAGAAGTTCGGTAACGAACAACAAACAATTAAATAGCTAGCGGTTATAATGAGATAGTGGTTAAGGCACCGCGAAGATAAATAGAAAATCCACTCATGAGCCAGAAACCAAACGTATCAGTATTGACTTGAAAGCCTTTGAGCCGTAGAGATGGGGGACATCAGATGATGGGAGGCGGTTGGGTTTTTATTTATGTAATAAATAGAACAATGTTTTTATTTATGTAATAAATAGAACAATGTTTTTATTTTATTTAAGTATCATACAATTATTATATATATAATTACTTCAAAAACGTGTGGTATTTTAATAAAGTAAATAATAAATGAAAGGATAATAAATCATGAAAGAACTATTTTTTCTTGTTATAATATGTTTGGGTATCTGCACTTTTTTGGATTGGCTGGCTCAATTACCAGATTTAGCTTTTAATATATTATTCTGGGGGGTAATAATAATAGGTAGTATAATAGATTACTTTAGTTAGATATATACATAACTAACTTAATAAAAACGTGTACAAATTAACTAAAAGGATATAGAACAAATGCTAAGGTTTTTTTGAGATATCTAGATAGAATAAGAGATAGCGGAAATGTTATAACGGATTATAACTTAGCACCAGTTCAAAAACTTGTAAACGCATTTAATAATATATTTTAATATGGAGGGATAATTTTATGATTACAATTAAAGTTGATGAAGATACATTGTTGGAGATGTTATTAGATAGGGTTCAATTTTGGACAAGTGATGAAACTACAATAGATTTATACAGAGATTATTATGAAGGATTAGTCAACTCTGGTTGTTTTGAAGGTTGTGAATTAGATATAATGGCTATAGTTGATAACGACTATGTAAATAATTTAACAACTATTAGTAAAGAAGATTTTGAACAATGGGATATTGAAAGTGAGGTAGATGATAGTATTGTTGCTTTCAATGAAGAAGAAGATTTATATTTAATAAGAACCTATTAACAAACGCTTTTCACTTGGACGTAGGCTTACACCTACAATTATATATTTATGGCTAGATTAGTTCGTGACTGTTCTAGCCTTTTCTTTTATAATGTAACTAATTGAGTGAGGTATGATATTATGTATAAATATAATAAAAGAGTTTTAAAATCTGAAAATATAAATATATTTAATCAAGACTATACTATTTGGATTTTGGATGATGGAGATTATTTTGATATTCATATTGAAAACGATAAATATAAAGATGAAGAGACTAATACAATATGGGATGTAGAGTCGAAAAAACATATAGCATTAGAAGATTTAGATAAAGTTTATCTTTATGAAGAGGTAGTTAAGTTTACCTTATGGGATAAATTTTATGGTTATAAAGATAGCCTTTATACATTTGATATTGCAAATACTAAAGAACCATTGGAAGTATAACATTATGCAATATATTTTATTAACAATAACAGATAAAAAGGGTTTTATTGCTGGTGTTGATTGGTTGATAAATGTTGAAGAACCAAAAGAACCCTTTATATTTCAATACCAAGGTGAAGTAATTCGACAACATATATTCAGAGAGGAAAAAGGCGAGATATTTTATAGCTTAATATCTTTATACGACTCAGAGATAATAAAGCCTTTAAATATATTTGATAAAGAAAGAAAAGAAAGATAGAACAAGGATAAATAAAACAAATGGATGATTTTTTATTTATAATGATACTGTTTTTGAGTACAGTAATACTTATTAACCAATTGATGTACAAATTATAGAGGAGATAAACAAATGGAGGTAATAAAAAATAACTTCACATTCAAACAGATGGACAAACTTAATCCTAATAAGATTTTGCTGGTAGTCTTTCACCATCGAGGCGGTAATGGCGATGTTCAATCAATACATCAACAACATCTAAGGCAGGGATGGGCTGGTATTGGTTATCATTATTATATCAGAAAAGATGGGAAAGTATATCAAGGCAGACCCATCCAATATGTTGGCAGCCATTGCAAAGGTAACAACAGTTGTTCAATAGGTGTATGCTTAGAAGGTAACTTTAGTAAAGAGCAACCAACACAAGAGCAGCTGAATAGTTGTATAGAGATATATAAATGGATAAAGAAAATGTATCCAAGAGTTTACAAGGCAGTTAACCATAGGGATTTATTCCCAACGGCTTGTCCTTGTTATCCATTAGCGGAATATGTAAATCAACGGAGGGGTTAAAAATATGAGTAAAAAGGGAACTTGTCCAGTATGTCATTCGGATAATATTGAATACGGATGTTTAGATATAGCGGATGGTGACGCAGTGTTCTATCCTTGCGAATGCAATGAATGTCATTCAATGTGGGATGAGGTTTATACATTAAAATATTCTGGAGCGGAAAATATTGAAGAAGGATGTAAGGAGGAATAAGAATATGACGGGAGTTACCAGACGAAAAACAATAGCGGATGATGAGGTTACAAAAGAAATACTTGATAAGATTATAGGCAAGATGTTCGATAAGTTCACTAGAGAAGAAATAGAATTAACTCAACAGAATATAATTAAAACATTATTACCTTTGAAGTTATCTAATAATATGATAGCAAAAGTTATCAAGGAATTTATTCCAGATAGTAACCCATCAGCAGGCAGTGTTGCAATTCAAATTAGAAATATAAATAAGAAAAAAAATACAACACAACAGTTACTAGACTTAATTGAAAAGGAGTTATAAATGAAAGATATAAATATTATTTTCGGATTAAGTTTATCGTAGCTATGTATAGTAGGGCTTTTATTGTTGTTTCTAGTAACTGTGTTATAAAGATTTTAATGTAAAAAGAAAGAGGTAATAAGTTATGACTAAAAGAAAAAGAAATAAAATACCTCCTCAACCAGAGCTATTGAGTCTTGATATGTTGAAGGCTTTAATATGTAAAGGTGATACGGGGTTATTATTTTGTTTTGGCTCTAGTTTTATATCTAGAGTTATACAAGCAAAGACAAAAGAATATGATGAAGAACTTGTTCCATCGCATGTAGCTATGATTGTTGATGGACAATTTCTGTATGAGAGCACCAGTGCTCCAGAAAGATTAGGCTATAAAAGAATTCCATCTGGAGTAAGAAGATATTTACTTAAAGACTTTTTAAGATTGGAACGAACAAAGAATACTAAATATTATTTTTATCCGTGTAATCTATATAGCACACAGTTAGAGAAATATTTATTCTATCCTTATGGGAAAGATATAATAGTTGACTTCCTTTTAAGGGATGGTAGCGAAGGAGATAGTAAAGGTTTAATATGCAGCCAGTATGCTAATATATGTAGCGAGATACTGGAAGATGAACCTTGCCCAAGTCCAGCAGTTTTATTCAGAGCAATAAAAAGTAAAGGATTGTAATAAAAAGGTTGAATTTTAGATTTTGATATAGTATAATGTTTATAGAAAGGAAAGAATAAATTAGTTATGATTTACTATCAAATTAAATTAGAGGATGATAAAGTTAAAATTCTAGATGTAATAGACAGTGATAAGAAACCGAAAGATGGAGCGGGAACTATGTTTGTTAATCTAGATGAGATGAATAAGTTTGACCCAAAGTTAGTCGAGTCAGAATATTCTTCGGGAATAGAAAAGCTTTTATAAGTCAAGCTGTCAAGCCCGATAGGGCGTCAATGACTGAAAGGAGTTTGGACACTACTCTTTTTCAAACGGGCTTACCTAGTATTTTTGCTAGAGTTTAATTTTTAAAATAAATAATTAAAAGGAGATATACCCTATGTGGCTAAATTTATATTATATAACGGCAAGTGGTCTAGCGGGCGTAGCTATTGGCGTAGCCATTATGGTATTGTTAGAAGAATTAACATAATAAAGTTTTGCAATTTGCTGGCGGGTTGCATCTGTTCATAATCACACAACCTCGTAAATATACCTCATACTTCATGAATATCCTTTCACGCTATCTACACCAGCTTTATTTTTCTTTTAAGAAAGAGGTAACAAAAATGGTTAAAATAACAGAGATAAAAATGATAATTGGTGATAAAGAGTCTTCTGAATATTACAGAGATAATAAACCAATTTCAGAAAAGGAGTTCTACTCTTTAATGTTAAGAAAATGTTATTATGAAATAAGAGAAGTTTACTATCAAAAAGAAGGCTTAAGTATTAGAAAGATGTTATTAGTAAAAGGAGATAACGACGATGACAATTAAAACAGAATGTGCAAAATGTGGTAAAGAAGTAACACTTGATGATAAGTGGAAGAGCTTTGCAGAAAAATTTCCAGAACGTGTAACTTGTATGGATTGTAAAGATGGAGCTAAGAAAAGTGTAGCAACTGCATATAAGAATACAAAAAAGCCAGCTAATCCATATAAGAAATCAACAACTCAATCTAATGGAAATGTTAAAAATGTTTCGGCAGAAATGTTTAGAAAAGCCTATGATGAAATTACGGCAGAATTTTCAGATGTATTGGATGATGTCAAAGATTATATTGGAGGGTGGTCGTCAACAATGGTAATCAATCGACTAAAAGAAAAGGATTAAGGTTATGAATTATTCTAAGATAGCACAAATAATATTAAAGAATTATAACAAGGTAAGAAAGAACGAAGGTAATGGAAGAACAACAACAAAGACTAGATATATTAGAGGAAGAGTTAAGACAAATAAAAATACTTATTAGAACTAACAATCTTTTACTTGCTAGATTTATTCTCCAGCTATCCGAAACTAGAAAAGAATTAGGCTTACCTAAACGAAATGTGTTCTTTAAGTTTGAGTTATTGGAAGATGATTACAACGAATTAGTTGAAGAGTTTGGTAAGGTTGAAACCGATAAGGCTTTATATCGATTGGATAGAATGCTCATAAAAAACAAGCAACAATGTCCGAATAACATACGAAAGTTTATAGCTAGTAAATTAAAAAAGAGTTTAGCAGAAAAAGAAGCAAGAAGAAAGAACGATGAATAAGGTAACAGGCGACAATCCTAATAGTAATTTAAAATATCTTACCAGAAACTATTATTATGGTAAGCTTTTAGATTATGAGTTTGTTTCTGAAGCTATGATATTAAAGCTTGCTTGTTACACAGCTACTGAATACTTCGGAGGAACAACAACAGTAAGGGTTTACGTTCCAACTTCTCTTGAATACAGATTGAGGCAGGTTTTAAAAATAAATGAAAACTATTTTATTATAGCAGCACCTTACAGAATAAATTTCAATAAGAAATACCAACATAGAGTAGATATGTTAATAAACATATTTGAGGAAATAATGTAGAAATGGATGGAATAATAATTTTATCGACGTTGGCAATAATGGTAATGATAAATTATATAGTAGTAATAAATGAGATATAAAAGATGGCAAGAAAAATAGATAGAGGATTAGACATATACGATTTATTGATTGACCTTGTAATGAACTTGACTCCATTACAAGCTAAGAATTTGTATATAGAATTATCTGCAAGATATATCCGAAAAGGAAAAACAAAACTATATAATAGAGATGGAGAACTTGACCCAAAAGGAAAGATTAGACTCTGCGAGTATCAGTACAAAGCACTTCGTACAGATTATGGAGATACTTATATTAAAAGAGCTTTTGCTGTATTGTATGATTACATTGAATACTTAGAGAGAAACCAAGAAAGTAGTGCTAAGTATAGGTCAAAGCTCAAGGATTATAATTCAAAGACACATATAAATTTTCTTAAAGAAGATGGGTGGGTTTATGAGAAATGTAAAAGCTTTATTTGCAAAGATAGAATTAAGATACCTCTTAACCCATACACGATAGAAGATTTTAATACCGCAAAAGAATATATTAAAATGATACCAAAAGACATTAGGGAAAATGCTTTTGATGTTAAGATGTTAATGATGAAATTCCCAGAATTAAAGGAGGTTGATTACGATGAGTAGCTTTCAAGAAATATGGGATAGAATAGACAAATGTTTGACGGCATTCGATGAAGTCATAGCTGAAATCGGAGAGGAAATGTATCCAGCGGAAGACGAATACGGTAGAGATGTTTTTGAAGTAAAGTTAGTTATACCACACGAGGATTTTGAAAAGCTTCAAAAAACTTATGATGAACTAGAAGACTTGAATATAGAAATTATGAATGATATAATAGAAATAAACGATGGAAAATAATGAATATATAAACAAAAGAATATATAAACCAGTACCAATCCTTGATGGTATCCAAGAAATCAAAGACGACTTTGAAGAAAGAATAGCTCAAGGAGATACTACTTATGGAATTGAAATTCTAGATGATTGTGTAGAAACAATTAGAAATGGTTCTGTTACATTTATAATAGCAAGAGCTAACGTCGGTAAAAGTTTGTGGGGTTTAACTATTGCAACCAATTTAGCTAAGCAAGGAAAGAAAGTTTTGATTTGTTCTTGTGAAATGGGTGCAGGACTTCTTATGGAGCGACAGTTAAAGACATTAACTGGAATAGGAATGAAAGAATTGAGAGAGATGTACTCATCTCACAGAGACGAAGCAAACTATATAATGGATAGTATAATAGAAGATGACCAATTTGATTACTTAAAGAATATAGATATATGTGAAACGGGTGGAGCAACGGTCGAAGATATGATTAAAATGTTCGACTGTTTCCCAGAATTTGAATACATTGTTGTTGATTATATTCAGAGGGTAAGAGGAATTGGTACAGAATATGAGGTGATAACAAATGCAGCTAGAGAACTTCAAACATATGCTAGAAGAACAGGAAAAAAGTTTATTATCTGCTCTCAAGCTAACAGAACAACAGACCAAAATAATACAGCGAGCAATGGAAATCCAAGACGAGTTTTCGACGGCTCTTCTATTAGAGGGAAGGGCAGTGGTTCTATTGAAGAAGATGCCGATGTCGGAGTAACTTTGGCTGAATTATATGAGAATGGAGATAAGAAAATTCTTGCAACGCTTTTCAAAAATAGATATGGAGATAAGAAAAATATAACATACAAATATAGATTAGATAATAGATTATGTTTAATACTGGAAGGAAGGAACTATGTTTAAGTCTTTACCTAAAACTATTGTTCTGGCTATCTTCTTAATTAAGTCGTTAGACTTACGAGAAGGTTTAAGCTTAGTGCAAGAATTAAATTATTTATGGAGAGAATTTAATATTAGAGTTCGTATAATTCCTAAGATTGAATACTTTACTGTTTGTTTTTCTTATAAAGACAAACAACTTGAACAAATAAAAATTTATAAGCTTAAAGATATTATTAAAATATCAAAAGAAATAAAAAGCCAACAATGCAAAAAGGAAGGATGTTAAAATGAAAACAAGCAACCCTAGCGGTCACGTAAATTATTATGTGGTCTATGAATGGGATAAACGAGTTATTTCATCTAAGCTATTTCTTACTAGGGAACTAGCTGAAAAGTATGCTAAAGATATAGAACGACAAGGTAAAAAGGTAAGAGGCATTGAAGAATATGGATATTAGTAAGGAAGAAAAATATGCAAGCTTGTATGATAAAAATAGGATTATTGAAAAAATAAATAATGCTTATTTTACAAACTTAATAGATTTTTTATATCAAGTTAAACGTTATTCTTGCCCCGAAATGAGGGTCGATATTATTCCTTACGTAGCTACAGCTGGTTTCACTTTCCATTTTGAACGTTATATTAAGGGGTATAAAAAACCTTTAACAGCATTCTTTAGAAAGACTGAAGTTACTCAAGAGGAATTAAAAGCTTATCATAATTTATTTGAGATGTACATGTCGGCAGATAAAAAAATGACAATACAAGAAGCTATAGATATTTTAGACCCACCTGATAATAACAGCGAAGAAGAAGAAATTAAAGAGCATGATTTGACTAATAATGAAATAGGGAAGAAATATGATAATGGTAAGCCGATGGCTGGCACATTAACAGATGTATTTAGTCGAGCGTTAATGGCGGTTGGTGCGTGTATTGAATATGGTACACATAAATATCCCGACCCAAAGAACTGGCAACTTGTAGATAACGGTATCAAAAGATACCGAGACGCAATGATAAGGCATCTATTAAAATACAATGCTGGCATCGATAAGGATGAAGAAACAAAGTTACCTCACTTGGCACATATGGCTTGGAACGCATTGGCTATATTAGAACTATATATGCAAGAGCATAAAGATGAATTAGATAAGGAGATATTTAAGTAATATGAATTCAAAAGAAATCGGACAATGGTGCGTAGATAATAAAGCAATGCTTGCAAAAATTATTATGAAGTATGATAGATACCCAGATAATTTCCAAGATAATTTTAACCATCTTACTTTACGTTTAATGGAACGTGGAACAAAATTTAAAGACGGTATAGGGATAAAGTTTTCTACTTATGCTTATAAAATTTTAAGTAGAGAAATGGCTACATATATGAACTGGAGATTAAGTAAATTAAGTTATCCTTATGCAGCTTTAACTGTGAATAAATATAGTAAAAGAAGAATGGCTTTAGAAAGAGGTAGTGTAACCTTTGGGGCTATTCCAGATTTTATAGAAGCTAAAGCTGGTGCAAAAGACTTAACTGAAATGGAAGAACGTATAGACTCTGAAGCATTAAGAGCTAAGATAAAAACAATAGTTGAAAACTATATAACACCAACTCAAAAATCCTTATTTCAGTATAGGTATGATGAATACTTTACACCAATTCATTCATTCAAAGAATGTGGAGAAATGTTTGGGTATTCTACTACACGGGCTGCTCAACTTGAAAGAAAAGTAATTGATAAAATAAAAACTTATCTTTATTTAAAGGAGGATATAATTAAAGATGACAAACGAAGAAAGAAACAATCAACAAAAGAAAGAAAAGAAAGAATTAACGAAGCAAGAACCAACAATGTGTGGTACTAATAAAGAGGGTATGGACGTAACTTTTGTTCAAGTTAAGTTCGGGTTAAACTTTACAGAGGATGAACTTCTCGCTTTAGCAAACGAGCCTCATAGTAAACTAGCAGTAAGAACAAAGAAATATATTTATCAATGCGTTAAATATGCGGCAGAAAAATATATTAAAGAGAATGTAACAAAAGCTTAATAAAGGTATTGAAAAATACTTTACAATATGTCATAATATAATTAAAGGAGATAACAAATAACTTTATGAAAAGAAAGAAAGAAGTTATAACATTTATGTTACCCGAGGATTTAGATTATCATACAGACGAGAATAATAATATTCTTTGTTTTGATAGCCTAGATGAATTAGCGGGTTATTGTAATGAGAAAGAAATACCGTTAAATAAGTTGGCGGTATTTACTGTAACAGCAGAAGAGGAAATATAAATTATGTATGACGTAGCTTTATTAGATTTCGATGGGTATATTTGCAAGGCTTACTATGCAACTATAAGTAAAGGTTCGACAGACTTTGATGAGATGTTAGCTTTACTTGAAGAGTTGATTGAGTCTGCAAAATCAAAAGTAGAAGAATATGCAGATATTAACTATTATATATCTGGTCATACCTATAAGAAAGATATTTATCCATCTTATAAAGCTAACAGGAAGAAAGACCCTTTGCTTGGAGAATTTAGAGAATTTGTTAAACTTTATTATGAAGATAAAATCATTAAGGATAATGTTGAAGCTGATGACTTAATCGCGATGGATTATGAACGTTATGCTAAAGTCCGCAATCCAGTAGTGTTTTCAGATGATAAAGACCTCAGATATTATTGCAAGACGTATTGTAAAATAAATTTATCGGAAGAAATTGTCGAACAGAATGAAAAAGAAATGAAACAGCATCGAATTATTCAATTCTTAACTGGAGATAGAGAAGATAATGTTCAAGGTGTTTATGGCATCGGAGAAAAGAAAGCTATTATTGAATTAAATAAGCTCGGAGGAATTACAATTGAGAACGTAATAAGAGTTTATAGAAATAAGGGGATAGATATTGATAAATGTTTAAAGAATTTAATTCTTATTTCTCCATTACATAATAAAGTTATTGAAGAAGGGTATTATAATTATGCCAATCTTTCAAATACTATCATAGGTCATTTTAAATATTGGAATAAAAAAGTTAAGGAGATATATAATGAAGCGATTTAAAAATTTCTCAAGCGGTTTAATTTCACTAATGGTAGTTTACTTTATCTTTTGTGCGATGAATGAACTGGTAGCCCAGCTAATCTTTTTCTTTGGTTTAAGTGTTATAGGTGTTTATATTTTTAGATTAAGCCATTTAATAATAAATAAATTAAAAGATATAAAACTTTGTGATTGTGGTTTCTGGAACAAAGATGGGGTTTACAACTGGGATATTAAATTAGTTGACTTTAGCAAAGAACCTTATACAACAAATAAAGTCTTTAATTCGCAAGCGAATGACTTTAGTAAGGAGTCTTATACAAGAGATAATATAGAGATGAATAATGCAGAAGTTGAAAAATTCTGATAAGAAGACAATTAGAAAATATTGCCCGACGGTTGAACAAAGGGCAAAAGATTGATTGGAGTAATCCTAAACCTTATAAGTATTCTCTTTGTTTTAATTTCTATGAAAATAAAATCGACTATTTATATTGTTCTTCTCAAAAAGAACAAGGTGTAGTTTATTGTTTAAGTATTGAATTTTATAAGGTGGCAATCAAAGAAATCGGAGAAGAACGATTAAAGAAATATTTAAGAGGTGAATAAATGAGCTTGTTTATAACATTTTTAATAGGATTTTGTATAGGCGGTGTAGTAGGCTGTAGCAGTCCTAGGACTAACACAAATACCCCTCCTCCTATACAACCTAAAAAGACCAAGAAAATATAAGTAAATTTGAGAGGCGAATAATGGCAGATAAAGAAATAATAATTGACGGTTTTGATGTAAGTGAGTGTGAACATTACCATTACGAAAAATGTGAAATCAATTATGAAGAATGGAATGGTGAAATTATAAGATGTTATGAATGCACGGATAATCCAAACTGCTACTTCAAACAACTGAAACGCAAAGAGAAAGAGTGCGAAGGGCTTAAAAAACAACATGAGCAATATAAGCCATTCTATGAACTTGGAGCAAAGTGATATAAGTTGCAGGTTCTGCCAAACTACACAAATCTTAAACATCATCAACAAAGCGAAGGAAGGAGCACAAAATAATGGGAGATAAGATATTAGATAGAGCAAAGAAGGAATGCCCCTTCTTTACAGGTGTAGAATATCATGGAAGGTATGAATGTGGCAGATATTGTTCTATTTGTTATGGGTGTGAATTGACTAGTGATAATTGGTTTACACGCACAAAAGCCTATGTACTTTTAGAAATAGAAATGTGGTATCGTTTGTGGCTCCTATATCAAGTAAACAGGTGGAAAGCTTACCTATCTAATAAAAGAGATTATTACCTATTTTATACGCCATATTTTTGGGATAAAGAAAATCGCCGTAAATACTTAGAAGGTTTGAGAATGCAAGGAAAAATCAAAATACCGACGATATAGAATTAAGATTAAAGGAGAAATAAATGAAGAAAGCTAAAAATAGTAAAGAATATGATGCAATGTTATTTGAGTACATTGAAAAAGAATTAGGTATCTCAAAGAAAACAATTAAGCGTAATAAAAAAGAAAGCAAGGTGTTAAATGAAAAGAGATAGCACATTAAAAGAGGAAACATTAAAACTAGATAATGGCAAGATAATAGTCGTATCCGATATACACTTCCCTTATGAAGACAAATCTGCTGTAACAGCTTTCATAAGAGAAGTGGGATTTAAGAAACCAGATATAATTGTTCTTAACGGAGACCTTCTTGATTTCTATAAACTTTCTAAATTTTCTAAAGACCCAGCAGGGAAAAATCCAGAAGAAGAAATAGAGATGTGTAAAACTTTCTTAAAGTGCTTAAGAAGAGAAGCGGGAAAAGAATGCAAGATATATTATACGATTGGAAACCACGAAAGCAGATTACGTAAATATATATTAGATAATGCTCCAATGGTAGCAGGGTTAATGGAAAACGTATTCAGTTTATTAAAGCTTGAAGAGCCAGATGTTGTGGGTTGTGCTAGTTTACTTGTGAACGATACCTTTATGTTTAAACACGGGAGTAGATTGGGGAATAAATCGGGGTTATCCGCTATTAAAGAACTAGAAGCTCACTACTTATCTGGTGCAACAGGACACGTACATAAATTAGCTAGGTATAGTGTACGTAAATCAAAACGTAGATTTCTTTGGTTAGAGACTGGATGTCTATGTTCTCTTAACCCAGAGTATATGATTGACCCAGACTGGGAACAAGGAATAGGAATTGTCACTTTTGAAAAGGGTAAACTTAAGAACGCTCAAGTATATCCAATCGTAAATGGACAGGTGTTGTATGATTAGTTTAAAAGAATGTAATACTCAAATAAAAGCATTACAATTATATCTTCAGAATAATAGAAATATGATAGATGCAGAGCGTATTGCAGCATATGATACGTTGACATTTTATCTCGATACGAGAGCTTTGCTTGTTATGAAGGGTTGTAACGATAAAATAACTAAAGAAGAGGAAAACTAAATGAAAGACTTAAGTATAACTAGAGAGATGATTGAAGCGGTTGTTCTTGCCCAGTTATATAGAGAAGACCCTATTGAAAGGCTAATAAGAATAACTACAAAGAAGTACACATCTACCGAACTTAATAAAGTGTATCATGATATTCTAAGTCATCCAGATTTTAATAAGGTTAAAGATGAAATCATTCAGATGGAGAAGATGACTTGCGTAGAAGATGATAGTGAAACAGTTATGTTAATTTATAACAAATTATTACGTGATGCACAAAAGGAAAAGAAGTACGAAGTAGCTGCACGTATTCTTTCAGAGATAAGAAAACTCAAAGCTATTGATGATGCTGAACAAAAGTTCGAAGTAGTTATAACCGTTAAACCTCCTAAAGTAGTTCAGTCCGATAGGACGACAGGGAGTGAAACGACCGTGGACACTGCTTCTTCTGAATAAACTTTTCTGGTATTTTGAAAACGTAACGAAATCAAGTTAGATAAAATAAAAGAGGTTATACCCCTATGTATTTATATCCATTTAAAATATTTACAATCTCAAAGAATAAAAAATTATTTAAGTTATCTGAACCAAGTCGTACGATAGGCATATATGATGCTGACGTATTTAACTATAAGCAAGCGGAGCAGGCTAAATGTGTTGCGATTGGTAGTAGTATATCTGTGTTACTAGGTAAACTTACTCCGACTGTAAGTCTTATAGTTTTAGACTTGGATGGCTGTTTTAAAGACGGAGAGATGGAAGAGCAGACAAAAACATTCCTTGAAGAGTTTGATGACTCGGAATGGGAGGTATCAAGTTCTGGCACAGGAATACATATTTACATCTTAACCACTCTAGACCTTAGAACATTTATTGTTAAGGATTTAGAAAGTTGTAAATCTTTTGAATGTTACACAAATAAAAGACATATAGTTACAACAACGTTTGATTTTTACAATACAAATTTAAAGGTAGATAAGCATAATGATTTCATTCAAGAATTATACCAACGTGTGCAAAAGCATAAAGCCCAGAAAGAAGAGTTTTCTCAAAAGGCTATGGTTAAAGATACGTTTCAAGGTGTTGAGATTAGAAGTGACTCTGAAGCGTTTGCAGCTGGAATACGAAAAGAGAGTCCAGTAACAGATATGTTCACATTAAGAAAATGTGGATATAAAGATAGCAATTTAATTGAAATAATTGATATGGAGCCATCTTGCGTTGACCAATCTGCTCACGATGCAAAGCTTATAAGAAAACTTATGTATTATACTTTCTCGTTTGATGCAGCTTGGGAGTTAGCAAAGAAGACAAATTATTACAAGCATAAAGATAAATTTCACCAGACAAAATTCAACAGTGATAGATATAAAGAACGAACTAGAATGTTTATAGGGGGATAAAGCTATGGATGAAGAAAACAAGGAAATAAAAGATAAGAGTATATGTGTGAAGAACTATAACTTAGCTAAAGATTTCTTCAAAGATAATCTTTCTATAAAAGAAAAGGACAAGATTTTTGCACATCTTCTTCAATGTAAGAACTGTCTTAAGAGTTATAAGTTTTATTCTAAAGCTGTTCTAAACGAAAGTTTTAGTGTAACAGAGCAGGCAGTAAATTTCTGTAATGCTAATCTTGAAGTACGACTCCAGACTAGAAGTCTTTTAAAGAAAACAAAAGTCAAAGGGCTTTATACAATAAATAATAAATATGAAAACATTGCTAAAGAATTTAAACTGTCTAAATTAAAAGACGTTGAAGCAGTTAGTCAGTTGTTTTTAGGAGATGAAACAATCGAGTCTATAAAAAATCCAGAATTACTACTTGAATTTACAAAATATTTATGTTATAATATTTGTAAAGAGATAGATTTACTCGAAAGATGTTATAGAAAAGGAATGGGAGTTATTGTTAATGAATATAAAATTATTAAGAAAACTTAAAGAATTTAAAGAAAGGGGGCAAATGAGAGACCTTAATCAATACGATGTTATATTTTGCGATATAGATGATACACTTGTTCACGGTATGTGGACAGACCTTATGTCTGTTACTTGGAAAATGTTTAGAAGTCCAGTTATTGCAGAATTACTAATGGATTTGCAGGCAGTATTTAGTATTTTTAAAGCTAATCAAAAGCTTAAATATATGTTAATGAATTGTCAAAAACCAATTATATTTCTTACAGCCAGAAAAGAATGCTTAGCTACGAGAATATTATTAAAGTCTATATTAAATAAAAAAGATTTAGATATAACAGTTTGTTCTCTTGCTACAGATAGACCAGCAATAGATAAGTTGAATAAGATTGTATTCTTTATGCAAACTTGTATGTATGATAAAGTTTGTTTATTCGATGATAATATAGATGTAAGAGAAGCGGCATCACAATTAGATATAGATGTGTTTGACCCTACTACGATGTTTGAAGAGAAGGTTTACTAATGTCCAAGAAAATACATTATGAATTATTCCCGACTCAATATAAGTTTATGTTTGAGATAGATAATGAAGCTAGAGAAGCTTGCGACAAGGAAAATGGTCGTGGTTCTTATATGGATTTCTCTCTTTACCAAGGTGGTTTCGGAGGAGGGAAGACATTTTGTGGCTCGTTAAGAGGGCTGTTATTTGCATTTCAATGGGCAGGAAGTACAGGGTTAGTTGGTGCTGCATCCCAAGACCTTTTAGATAATACAACTAAAGCTAAGTATGAATGGCATCTTGAGAATATGGGAATGAAGGAAGGACAACATTATTGGTGGTCTGATAGAAAAACAAAACTGACTCTTGCTAATGGTTCAACAATTAGATTTAAAACAGTATCAAACTGGGAGAACTTTCGTTCAACAGAGTTTACGTGGATTGAGTTAGAAGAAGCTTCATTGATTGATGAGAAAACCTTTAAGGAACTTTCAGCCCGTCTCCGTGAAGCGACAAAGAATGAATGGGTTAATCCTTATAGGGCTATGTTTCTTCATACAAACCCTCAAGGTACAAGAGGTTGGATATACAGAATATTTAGAAATCCTAAAACAAAAGTTAAAAGGTATCGTGCGTTAACCGCTCCAACAACAGAAAATACATACCTACCTAAAACATATGTAGAAAACCTTATGAAGATGTATTCAGCGGAAGAAGTTGAAGAATTGATTATGGGGCTTGATGTAAATAGAGACAATACGGTAGCTTTCCCAGATTTCAGTTTAATTGAGAACGTACGAAGTTTGCAATACGACCCGTCACATCCACTTATACTTACCTGTGACTTTAACTATAATCCAATGTGCTGGTATCTTATTCAGCAATATGATAGCAAGTGGTTTATACTTAAGGAATTGATATTTGAAAATGTTACGACACAGGATATGTGTAAGATAATTGAGCCTATTATAAGAGAACAATATGGTACTAAAGAACTAATTATAATGGGTGATGCCCACGGGGCTGATATGAAAACAAACGGTTCTGATTATCAGATTATGTCTATATATTTCGGAGATAAAGGTTATGATTTTGTAATTAAGGTGCTAAAATCAAACCCGTTTATCAAGGATAGACTAGCAGTTCTTAGAGGTATTATTAAAAACGCAGTAGGAGAAAGACGTCTATTTGTTGATGAAAGTTGCAAACGTTTATTATATAACTTTGATGAATGTAAAAATAACCTAGCAAATGGCGGACTTAAACTTCCAACCGATAATGAAATACAACAAGATGATAATAAGAGATATTTAATTCACCCTATTGATGCAATAAGCTATCCAATGTATTTCTTGAATAAACAACAAAGTTTAGGTGGGGATGAAGATATTACATTATAGGGGTTAAATTTTATTTACTTTTATATTATAATACAGATATAACATAAGGAGAAATTATGTCTGGCGAAACAATTACAGTGAAACAAGATTGGTATGATGTCTCAAAATACAAAGATGAGATATGCCAATTTGTAACCAAAAAGAAAGTTGACCTTGGTTCTGTTCTTTCGATTATGCAAGGGAATTATGTTAGATTGTATAGAACAGTTTACTCTGGTACAACCGAGTCTGATGTTGAAAGATTTCCTCATTCTGCTGAAATGTTTAAAGTTTATAAGGCAGCGAACATTGAAGCAAGTTTATCTGGATATTCAGCATTATTAGAAGTAGATGGAGAAGATGCACATAGCGTTTTACTTGCTCCAGAATTAAAGAAGGTTATGACTAAGCAATTCAAATCTATGTCATTACTAGAAAAATTGTCTGGTGATACATTAGATGACTGGATTTTAAAAGGTGAAGCGGTTGCATTCATTAAATTAAAAACCACTAATGAACAGTTTAGGCAAAAACAAACCTTGTATGACAAAGAAACTGGGCAAGATGTAGCTTCATTCAAATTAGTAGGGGATGTTCAATACAAAGATATTGATATAGAACGTATTGACCCACTTGACTTCTTTGTTGATGCGTACGATTACGATAAAGACCCAGATGGATGTACCAAGATTGTTAAAAGCTGGATTTCGGCTGAAGAACTTTTAACATCTGACGCATACCCCCTTCTAACTAAAGAGCAAAAAGATACAATTATTTCTAAAAATTCTAAGAACGGTCAAGGTTATCCTTATATTTATTCTGGAAGTTATACGGATGAGTCTCAATCAAGAACTGATAAAGATAGAATTGAAGTATTAAACTTCTATGGTAATTACATTACAAGCGATAATAAGGTTCTTAAGAATATTAAAGCTACAATAGTTAGTGGTATGATTGCTAAAGCGGAATATAATCCTGTTACAACAAATAGAATTATTTATGCTCCATACAAAGTTGATAGAATGACCCACAGAAGTATTAGTCCACTAGCTTGTGTAAAACCTGTAAACAGATTGATTAACCGTGCAACTGATATGTTCATTAAAAATTTAGAAGATGCAGCAGTACCTTGGTTAATGTATTCTAAAGGAGCAATTAGTCCTCAAGATAGAAAAGGGATTAGAGATAGAAAAGAAATTGAATATCAAGCAACATCTCAACCGCCTCAATTCTGGACACCTCCATTTACGGCAGGACAAGGGCTTGATTTATTAAATCTTGTACTACAAGAAAATAAAAACGTATTAGGTATCAATAACTATATTACTGGTGATGGTGGAGGAGCGGTTAGAACAGCTCGTGAAACGGCAGCTCTTCACCAAGCGGCAAACTCTAGAATGAGAGTTGAAACAGATGTATTCTCATATAGATTTATGTTGCCATTATTTAATAGGTTCTATACATTTAACAGAGAACTTGCTCTATCATTAGAACAACCATTAAACGAAATTTATTCAGACCCAACCCTTAAGGTATCTATTAGTACTAACGCAAGTCGTGCTGATAAAGAAGGTGAATTGCAACGTTTAATGCAAATGTTACAATTACCTATTGCACAAATGATATTCTCTAACTTAGCTCCAGACCAAGTTGTCTTAGCAGTTAGATACTTGATGGCTAAAGCTGATTTAACGGATGCTGATAATTTGTTGGAATTAGTTGATAGTCAAGGTAATACTCAGTCTCCAATGATGGGTAAAGATGGAAAACTCTTAGAAGGGGTTCTCCCTCAAGAAGGAGTTGAGCAACAACAAACACCTATACAAGATATGAATATGTTAAACGAACAACAAGGAGAAATGTAAATGGAAAACCAAGAAGACAAAATTGTAGATGAAAACCTTAATCCTTCTGAAGAAGAGAAAGTTATTTCAGAAGAAACAGTGGTTCAAGAAGAAAATCCTACTCCTACTAAAGTACCCGAACTAGTAGAAGAAGAAGTAAAAGATGAAACTGAAGGTGATACCGAAGCAACAGATGAAGAACCTGCAACTCCTTCAACTGAAGAGGATAAAAAAGAAGAAGAGCAACAACCAGAAGAACCGACTGAAGGAAAACCAGAAGTTGAAGATAAAGCAGAAGAAGAGAAAGGTGTTCCAGAAGAAGCAACAGCTCCAGAAGGAGCGATTGAACAACTTGACCCAGTTCAAGAAGACCTTATAGCTCAACTTGAAGAGCTTAGAACAGAAAAAGAAGAAAGAGAAGCTCTTGAAGCTTGTAACATTGAAGTAATGAAAGTTGAAAGAGAATTTCAAGATTGCTCTAATAAAATTGCTCAAGCTCTTAAAGACTCTTTTGCACAGAATGGTATTGACTCTTCTAAAACAATGGAAGAACTTAAAAAAGAAGACCCAGCAAAAGCAACATTGGCTATGCAATTTATAGCTCAAGCTCAAGAACTTAAAGCTCAATTAGAAAATGCAGCTGTTAATGAAATTTCTAAGCATCAAAATGAAGTAATCTATCGTGCGGCATCACGTGAATTTGAAAAGATGGGTTTAAATCTTGAACAAGCTAAAGAAGCTGTTAAGACATTTAAACGTATTGTAAATGAAGTTGGTGTTACAGATTTAAAAGAAGACCTTCAAATGAAAGTTCAACTTGCAGCAGGTAGAGCTAAGATTGTTGTTCCAGAAGGAATGGGTGCACCCGAGGTTAAGCCTGCTAAGGCGGAAGGAGTCGCAGACGACGACACTACAGAAACAAAAGACTCTTCCCCAGAAATTGAAGGGATAAATAAAGAAGTTAAAGAAGAAAAATCAGAAGAAGTACCCCCTACTCCAGTCGTAGAGAAACCAAAGGTAGAAGATTTTGAAGAAGGTGTAGGTGGTAAAGGTTCATCTGGTGCTGGTACAATGATAAACGAATTAAATGTACTTGAAGAATTAGCTAAATTGCCTTACAAAGAAAGAGCTAAATTTTATAAAGAACATGAAGACTCAATTGCAAAAGCTTTATCTAAAAGAGGTTAAGAATGAATATTAAAAGATTTTTTAGAGCTTTTCATAAAGCAATGAAGGAAGAAATAGAAGAAGTTAAAACACTTAATATTACGAAAGAAGATGAAGAACAAGCTTCAAAAATTGCAAACCTAGCCGCAGATGCCATGATGATGTATGGCGTTCCTGTAGGGGGAGCTGGCAGAGCGATTATGAAAAAGGTAATTGCATACAGTTTACGTGATATTAAGGATGGAGTAAATGCTCCAGATAAGTTAATTATTAAACGTGTAATTAACGAATTGAAGGAAGAAGAAAAGGACACCTAGCAAGTGGCTAGGGTAATATGTAACCAACTATGGCAGTAAGAGAAGTAATCTCGGTTTATTGGTGGTTCGGTCGAACATATTATAAGTTTAAAAAAAAATAAATAGAAAGGAAAACAAAAATGGCTATTGATGAAAATTCACAAATTGCTAACGTAGGTGCTATCGGTAATACTGGTGCTAAACAAATGGAAGTTGCATACGCTGCTAAAATGGCTGCTGTATTAACTCAACCAATGGGTGATATGACAACTAAATTAGTTAACGAAGATTTCGCTGGTGATTTCTTCAAAATCGGTGACTCTGTTTCTATCACTAAACCAGATGTAAATTCTGTTAAATTTGAATTTGGTGAAATTAACACTGGTAAAATCTTAGCTGGTAATACAGCTAATGTAGGTACTAATGGTGCTGCAAAAGATGCTAGAATTAAGGGAACTTATGCTGCGTTCACTAAAAACATCTTGACTATCGATAAGTATGCTAAATATGCTTTCGCAGTTTCTAGATTAACTAAAGCTGAAGAAAGATGGAATGAAGCATCTGGTAACTTAGCTCTTGAAGCACACAACTTAAGAACTGGTCACAACTTATTAACAGCTAATATGATTGTTAATGATAAAACTGTTCAAAGAATTGGTACTCCAGAAACTCCAATCAAATTGGCTACAGCCGATGAATTGTTCACTAAAGTAATCATCCCAGCTAAAACTAAACTAAGAGTTGCTGGTGCAATTGCTTCAGATGGTCACATCACTTACGGTTCAAACCCTCAACAAGGCGTAAACGATAGAGCTACTGTATTCGTTCCAGATAATGCTTATAACCTATTGTTAACTTCTGAATACTTCACTAGAGCTAGAGGAACTGATTTAGCTGATAAGAGAGTTGAAGGAAAATCAATTGATAGAGTTTTAGGTATGGATTTAGAAATCGAAGCTTGTCTTGACCCTAACAACGCTGACCTAGAACACAAAGTAACTATTACGGGTGCAGATGAAGGTGTTATGGCTGTAGTTATCGGTACTAAAAACCTTGTAACTAGAGCTTCAAAAGTTCTTCCACCAGATACATTCGTATCTCACGATAGATATGCTGATGAATACCACGGTTTAGAAATCTACGGTGAAAAATTGGTTGAACCAAAAGCAGGTGTTGTTGCATTTATTAAATTACCTGCTTAAAATTCACATTGTTTCGTGATATAATATTTGTAAAGGGGGTTGGGTAAGTAACCCTTCCTCCTTTTTCTTTACTAACTTTAAAGGAGAAAACAAAATATGGCAGTATTAGTAAAAGACTTGTATAACAGATTAGCTGTAGCTACAGGTTTTCCACTTTACACTAACGAAACAGACACCCCAGACATTAACAGGTTTCTCTTAGAACAACTAAGTGAAGCCTTATTGAGCGTTATTGATGATTGTTATATTTGCAATAATGTTCTAGAGCGTACAGATACAATCACTACATCTAAGTTTAAAGATGAGTATGGTATTGACGGTATTATTAAAAACGTACAACTTATTCAACCTAGCTCAAACAAAACGCTTAAGTATAACCAACTATTAAATACTTATGATGAAATTGAGCACGAGGTTTTAGAGAAAGATGAAGAAACGGGTGAGCCAATTAAAATGAGTAATACTGGTATTCCTT